CTAATTAAAATCATACATAACAGAGCCAATATATATAATTTCACCCAGTAACAAAATAATCATTAATGTCAAATATTTGATTTTTTCAAATTTCTTTATTTTTTCAGGAAATTTATTTGCGAAAATAAGAACTGCAAAAATTACATATACAACTATAAATAAATATCCGATAACACAAAAAATATTGAAGATTACGTCAAAATAGTATTCGCTGGTAAGTACATCATTAACGATTAAAACAAATTTCCCCCAGAACATTAAACAAATGAGTAAGAAAAAAAGGACGCCCAAAACAATAAAGATTTAACTTTAGATTTCATGTGAGAATACCCCTGGCATATAAGTATACAGAGATATTTTCACAAATTTATAAAATCGTCAATTAAGGAAGTTTTCTTTCAGGCAAATTGATACATTTACCTTTATTTTCCAAGTCATAGTGCAAAAATTACCATTTTCAAAACCACCAAAATCGGACTGGCTCAAAGGCTTGGTTTTATATAACAAAAATCGCCCTCAAAGGGGCGAAATATATGGTGCGCTAGGCCGGAATCGAACCGGCACGTCCTTGCGGACAACAGATTTTAAGTCTGTTACTTTTTCGTTCTAATATGTTGAAAAATAACAATAATAAATTTTCATTCTGACTCTGTTTTTTTATTATTCTGACTTTCTGCTTTTAATCGCTTGTTTAATGCTCTTAAACTCAACGTGTCAGTGTTGGCCTTATAAACTTCGTTAAATATTTTTTCGTTGGTATGTCCGGTTATGGAAATTGTTGCTGCAGAAGTAACGCCGGCTTCAGCATATGCGGTGCTGGCCGTATGGCGCATATTTTTGAAAACATAATCAAAACCAAGGGCATCGCGCACTTTTTTGAAATAATCGGAAAAACGTTCGACGGTAAAATTGCCGTAATCATCGCAAATAATATAATCTTCTTGTGCGAGAACTTTATCAACTAGATGCGGCGGTATCGGAATTCGGACTTCTTTGCCGGTTTTATTTTGAATAATGTCAAAAAAGTAGTTTTTGCCTTTTTTATAAATATGTTGTTTCCTCAATTTTAGTACATCAGCCGGTCGCTGAGCCAGATAGAAATTAAGTTCTATTGCCAGAGCGACAAAAGCATAGCCCAGCTCGTAAGCTTTGGTAATTAATAAATGTATATGTTCCGCCGGGATAATTTTCTTTTTGGGCTTTGGTTTGGTAATACGTAAATTTTCAAACGGATTCTTTCTGGTAAAGTAACCTTTATTCAATCCAAAATTATAAAGCAGACGTAAGACCGTGATGCAATACATTGCTTGATACTGCTTGAAAAGTCCGACAAACTTCTCATAAAGGTTATATGCGGAATCATAATCAAATTTATCCAATGGAATGTCTTTAAAGGCTGTGCCGCTGCTGCCGGATTTTATTTTGCAGAGACGTTCAATTGCGTATGCGTATGATTTGGCAGTCCTTTCACTTAATTTTTTATATAAACGGCTTTCTTTGTAGTTCGTCCAAACAAACATTAAAGATTTTTCCCGAAGGTTATCTTTATATTTACGAAAATCATTAAGCTGACGGTTTAATTTAATGGCTTGTTCGCAGGCCGATAAATAGTCACAGCCAAGGGCATAAGACGGCCTCATATCGCAGCCTTCCGGGATTAAGCGTTTCGGAAGGTTGAAATAATAAGCCGTCTTGCCTCCTTTTATCTTCTTAGCCGTGAGGTAAGGTATTTTATCGCGCGATCGCTTCATCAATTATCCAGTCATCGTTGGCAAAACTGGTTTCAGTTTCAGGATTAGGCTTATTATCGTTAACTTCGCGGTAAAGTTTCGTTTTCCGGGAATAAGGTTTGACTTCCAATAGGCCCTGCCGGACGTATTTGTTAAGAGTTCGATTGTCGGTGTAGGGATCTAACCCAAGCTTTTTCTTCATTTCTTCCGGTGTCATAAATCCGTTATCATTCATACTGCGTTCTCCAATAAAAATCTTTCATTCAGATTTACCGCGACAATGGCCCGGGCAACAGGCGGACAAACCGCGTTGCCGCATTTCTGCACCTGTGCCGTCTTGGTTATCGGGGTACCGTCGGCCTGACGGTCGAAGATATAGTCGGCAGGAAAGCCCTGTGCGGCATAGAGTTCATGCGGCTGGAGCATACGCAAACCGATGTCAACAATCACATACGGTTCGCTGCCGATGTAAACGGTTATCAGGGCAAAGCGGTCTTTGGTCGGTACCGTGTCCAGAGGTTCATTAAGTGGCTGGCCGTCTTTTTCATTGCCGTAGTATTTCACGAGTAAAGCCCAAACTTCGGCAAAATGCTTGCCTTGTGCGCTGATGGTCTGCAACGGTTCTTCCACGCTTTGGCCGATATTGGTACCGCGCATTTTGACAAGATGAGAAGTTACAAGGCTGTTGTGGTCGATTGCCGTTATAGTATCAACCGGCTTGTTCATCTCTGAGCCGGTGGCGCCGGTGTAGTGTTTGGCTAAAAACGCGGTTACAACCTGACTGTGATCTATCCGGGTAATGGTACCAAGCGGCGCGTCTGCATCTGTGCCGACAGATTGTCCGTATTGGCGAGCCAGGAAAGCCGACACAAGCGCGTGTTTCTTGCCGCCGGAGACGACAGTTCCAAGAGGAACATCAAGCCCCGGCACGTGGGCTTTTTGTCCGGGTTTCTCGCCGTAACCGATATTAATTAAGGTTGCGGCCGCAACGGCATGGCCGTTCTTGGCGGTTAATGTCGGCAGCGGGTTATCCGGCGTTTGGGTGCGGTGGTCGTTTCCGGTGTGGTTGACCTGAACCAATGTCGGAACAACAAGAGCATGATGGCCGCCTTTGGGGTTTGCGGTTACGGTTGTTAAAGGCTTATCCGCCGGATTAATGGAATCGTTCGACCAGTTGGCAATGCTGACAATAAAAGGTTTCGGGTTATTCAAAACAAACTTCTGGATTCCTTTGGCTATCCGGCGCAGGGTATTCTCTGACAACGGTTTCTTGCGCTCAAAAATTGACGGGCAGGGGATTGTCCAGTCGATAATTTCGGCCGCTGTGTGCCATGGCTTGAGTTTCTTTTTCTTTGTTTCCGGGCTTTTAGGGTCGCCGTGGGTCGGATCCGGCCAAACAATCGGCTGACCGTCGCAACGGGCAATCAGGAACAAGCGTTTGCGGCTGGTGGGTGCACCAAAATCACAGGCCGCCAAAATCCGCCATTCGACTTGATAGCCAAGCCCGCGCAGTTCTGCAATCCAGCGGTTAAAGGTTTCGCCGGCGCGGGATTTATCCGGCCGGTTGTCCGGTCCGAGCGGTCCCCAAGTCTGAAATTCCTTGACATTTTCAAGAAAAATCATTCGCGGGCGTACGGTTTTAGCCCATTTAATGACAACCCAAGCCAGCGAGCGGATTTTTTTGCTGCAGGGCGTGCCGCCTTTGGCAATAGAAAAATGGGTACAATCCGGGGAAGCCCAAAGCAAACGCACCGACCGACCGCGGGTAGCCACCAACGGATGAACGGCAAAAACGTCTTCCTTAAAGTGCATGGTCTGCGGATGATTAGCCGCGTGCATGCCGATTGCTTCCGCGTCGTGATTGATGGCAATGTCAACGGGTGTGCCGGTCGCCTGTTCAATACCGGTATCTGCACCTCCGCCGCCGCAGAATAACACAACATCAATCTCCGGCTTGGTGTCCATCAAGATATATTGATTGTTTAACATTATTCTGTCTCCGTTTGTTGTAGGGAAAGGCCGAGCTTTTTTATGCGTTTTGAGACATAATCCAGCCAGTAACTTTCAAAATAGGCATCTTCCGGGTAATAAGGGGTGCGCTGGGTAAAATCCTGATAGCATTTCGGGCAGAGATAATGGTTAAGTACCGGGACATAATAACCTTCCAAAACGGCACGTCCGCAGTTGTCGCAAATTCCGGCTCCGCCTTTGAAAATGGATGTACATTCAAATAACGACATTTTAAGAACAGTATAGCCCTGAGGAGATTGGAATCGCTTAACCATTATCAGGCCTTTCATTTTTGCCAAGAACAGCGTCGATACGGGTTAGAATGTCTGTAATACTTTCTTTACAAGGGCAAATACATTTCCCTTGTATGTAAAGGTGGTTTACTTTAATCATCTCTTTGCACAAAGTTCTGCATTCTTTCAGCAGGCTGCTGAACTGTTTGTTTTTCTCTATGGCTGCATACCCCTCTTTAAGTAGTTTGCCGATTATTCTGTCTCCCTTGGCGACTTCTTTTTCAAGCGCTTTGACCTTTTTGGTGAGGTCAACAAAATGGTTGTAATCACAAGCTGTGAGTACTTCTCCAATTTCAAAGTCGTTTTCATTTTTCGAAACGAAAACCGGGCAAACATGATTTTTGTTGTCAATTAAAACTTTGCAAAAATACCAACCGTTTTTAAGCTTTCCGGCTCGCCAATCATCTGTCAAACTCATTGCTGTACCTCCCGATCGTTTACAAATTCATGGGTAACGCCGAGGATGCCGATTTTTTTTGGTGTATATGTATAAATTCCGCTATCCTCTCTTATTTCTTCTCTGTTAAAAATAGATGAATCATCGGACTTTCCGTCTTCTGTTATAAATTCATATTGAGTTTCTTCGGCAGTCATGGCTGTTATTACTGTGCAAATGACACCTTTAATCGGGAAGCCGTCAAAATCTAAATATTCAACGACGTCATCAACGATTAAATCTTCTCGGGGAATCTCAACAAGCCTATTGCCCTCAATGCGGTGGGTTATGCCAAGCTTACCAATTATTGGCATGGCTAGGAATTTATAACTAGCCTTAACATCTTTATTCATGAATCCACCAAATTCGTTGAATGCTTGGTAATATAAAAATCCATTTGGCTTTTCTGCCTCAATCAGGATTAAATCATCAAAGTTTTTTCTAATCTGCCCAACGCGGACATCGTTAATCTCAACAAGTTTCATCAGTCTATCCTTTCGCCGAGGTCGATTGCCCAGACTTCTGCCTGATTTAAGTCGTTGGCGCCGCGCCATTTGTGAATTTGTTTAATTTTGAACAACATCGTCGCCGGTTTCTTGTAAAAACCGCGCTGAAAGCGGACTAAATCATATTTTTTGGTGGTAAATAAGTAGTTCCAATGGTCGGAACATTGACGATATTCGGTTGTTTTTTCGCCGGACGCGATTTTATCAAACCATTCATACATCATCGGCAAATGCAAAATTTTTAATTTTTCTTCCATCGTGCACCTACCATTTGAGAAGCATGGTTGCGGTGGCAGCCGTCTTTTCGTCCTGAACGGAATAAAAGATTTGTTGAGCCTGACGGCGGGTCTTAACCAAACCGGCTGCGCGCATGATTGCCAGATGCTGCGATATTGCCGACTGTGACATCTTTAACTTAAGCTCCAGTTCGCCGACGCTCAGTTCTTCCGCTTTATCCAGAATTTTAATGATTTTCAGGCGCGTCAGATTGGCAATTGCTTTGATTTTTTCATTCGTAATCATTGATTATCTCCCTAAATGCCTTTGATAACGTTGATGATGAGATCTATCTGCTTTTGAATTTTGCTGATGAAATTGGCAGATTCGTCGGTTGAATTTACTTTTCCGGCTTGCAGTTCCTTCTCGCGTTGGATGATGCCGGTTTGGAGGCCGATTTCATAGATGATTGCCTCGCGAGGGGTTCTAAAATCTATCTCCATTGTCGTTTGCCTTTTCAAATATAAGTTTTAAGTGCTCTTTTAGGTTTTCTTCCCGATATGGGCTGCGCAAACCGTGATATTCGATCAATATCGGATGGCCGAAGAGCGTGCAGTCGGTTCGGATAATGTGGCCGTCGCGCAGATTTTTCAACAGAAGCTCAATTTCAGCCATAGCCGCAATTTTCTTGTTTGCCTCGCCGATGGTCTTGGTCTTTGCAATGACGTGTTTGGCATATACATTTTTGCGCATCCGAATTTCGCTTTGAACCTCGGCAATGAGTTCGTTTAACGTGAATTTATATCGGTTATCATTCCGGGCATAAACTTTTTCGGCCAACGATGAAATGCATATCTCTAAAGCGCTTGAACTTTCCATGGCAGATTCCTTATGCCGTTTTGTCCGAAGCGGGCAGTGTATCGTTTGCCGATTCCAAGGCCAGAATCGTGCGGATATGCGCGGTTACATACGGGCGTAAATAAATGCCGGCAATGGTAAGCAGACGTTCCTGTCTGCGGTCAGCTTCGGCAGCCAACTCATTAATGATATAACGTTGTTCTTCCGGCATCAGGGCCTTAAGGCCTTCGATATCGTCAATATACTGCCGATAAGAGTTTTTTATGTTATCTTCGGCCTGTTTAACTTTGGCTTCAATGTGAACTGTTAGATTTGTATTCATTAGACATCCTCCTTTTAGGTTTATCTAATGAAATAATACATATTGTAGTAATGTTGTCAATATAAAATAATACATTATGTAGTAATTGATCCTGAAGTTAAAATACTATTTAGTGTTATTGTAAAATATGGAATTATTACATGTCTTGCAGAAAACTCCAAGCTTAGCCCCTAGCAAAATGGCAAGGATGCAAGTTTGGTTTAATAAGCGGAGAGTGTATTATAAATCTGTTTACCACGACATTTGGCTTTGCTGGAGAGATTTGTAAAATGTAAAAAAATAACGAATAAATATGCAAAATTAAGGTCTTGTTAAAATATTTTGGAAAAATACAAAAAAAAGAAGCCATCAGTATGGCTTCTTTTAGTTGATTCATTCAAAAACTATTTAAATTCTTTTGAAGATGTTGTTTCTTCATCTGATTTGCTTTCTTTTATCGCTTCAATGACTTTTTTAGAAATAGTATCAGCGATTTCAGAGCTTTTTCTGTCAATATACTGGTCAGCACAAGAATAACTATACGTATAACTCTGAGGTGATGTTAATGTTTGCATTTTTGTCTCCTTTTAATGCATACTATGCAAATATTATGCCATAAAAACAAATTTATTTAAAGTAATTTTCAAAAAAATGAAAATTTAAATCTGCAGGAAAATATAGTTTTCTTTGTTTCCAAATAAAGCCATCATGTTTTGAAATAATTGCAACATCAATTGGTCCGCCCACCTGTTCAAGATTGTTAGAAACCTTATAACTGATGGCTTGAAGTTTTATTAAATACTCTGCAAGCTCAGCCATTTCTTCTTTTGATAGGTTATCCAGAGCATCAAGTCTAGGAGATATTTGAACATGGTTTATATAATCATCAAGTCCGAAGTTAGCAACAATATCTTTTTTTATGTTATCTAATAAAGTAAGAAATATTTCATCTGGAAGCTTAAAAACAGCTTGAATTTCATTGAGGGTTTTATCTACCGTTTCATTCAACATTTTTTGAAATTGTTGTAAAACAGAATCAGAAACACCTCTTAAAAAAGTATCCATCATATCTCTTTGAGCTAAAGGAACAATACCGCAACTGGTTGATGAAACGATATTTTTATCATTAATTATGTAAAAATTATCACCAATTAAACCAATAATTTCCATCTTTGATATGGCAGGATAAATTTCTGATAAACCATACCCACAAATAGCAATGCCTGTATAGTGATAACAGATATTCATAAAAAGAAAAAAGAATTTTTTTATATCGTCTTTGGTAACTTTTACGCCAAAGGTTTGATTAAATTTATCAATGTCCAAATCATTTTTTACAAAATTATAATATTTTTCTAAATTATCAAAATTAAACCGGAGAAGTTTTCTATCTGTAATTATAGATTCCAAGGATGCTTCTTGCTGTTTTATAATATCACAAACTTCAATATTTTGAGCATTTATAATAAGAGAAGAAAAATATTGTAAAAATTCCTTATAGTAAGAGCAAAATTGCTTTTTTTTGTCATCCATAGATGTATGGGATTTTACAAAATCTTCAACAAAGGATTTAAACGCTTCACTGCATTTGGAAATTGTTGCGTAATTATTCTTTCCATGTTGTGCACGAAATTCTTTTATAATAATTTCAACAGGAATTTCATTAATTGCTGCGTTATTGTAAACTAAAATACCAACAGGATATTCTTTTGACAAACTAAAAAGCTTATTTGCAGTATTATAAACTTTTTGTTGTATTGAACCTTGCGATATTGTAACAGCACTATCTGCAGCTAAAACTATTCCGGATTTGTTCTTTATGATAACTTCTGATGTCATTTATATATCCTCATAATTTTTTGAGTTTCATCTGGTAATCAATAACGACGGCTTTTATTTCATAACCCGCATTATCATTAGCATTGGCAGCTGTAATAACAATTGGCTTATAGGATTCGTCTGTCGATTCCGGAGACAAGATAACGGTGTTTTCGTCAACTCGCGTGAAACGCTTAACGGTGGCCTCATATTTTCCGTCTGATGAAATGCGCTGAGCAATAACATAGTCACCGTTTTGCACGCCGTCTGCATTCAAATTGTAAAAATCATTTATGTCCATACATATCAAAGTCGTTTTTTCGGCGGGAAAAATGCGGTTCATGGAATTTCCGCGTACACCTAACGCGAAAATATGAAGTCCTTTTATATTATCGTTCATTTCATAACAAACAGGTTCCCATTCATCTTGAGGAAGTTGAAAAGCTTCCTGCCAGTTTCCGGCCTCAACGAAGCCAATCTTATTAATGGTTGTTATTGATGAGCCATTGGCGTTTGAACCATTAACAAATTCGGCTGGATCTATTTTTAATACTTTGGCAAAGCGATAAATTTTATTTTCGTCAATGGTCCTTTCGCCTTTTTCAAATTTTGTAATGGATTGTTGCGAAAAGCCGACCATTGCTCCCAATTCAGCTTGAGTTAGTCCCAGTTCAATTCTTTTTTTCTTAATTATATCCCCAGCTCTCATTCATTGCCTCGATGCTGTTATCTATTGATTTTGCATTATATACAACAATTTGTATTATTTCAAACTACAATTTGTAGTAAAATTCTGTTGACGTGATAATACAATGTGTATTAGCTTTTGTTTTAGGGAGGTATCTGAGATGAATTTTAGTGATTATTTAAAAAACGCCAATAAAACTTTAAGAGAAGCGGCTGCGGAGACTGGAATCAGCTATGAATTGCTCCGAAAATATAAAAATAAACAGCGCCGCCCGCGCATTGAAAATATGCTTATTCTGAGAAATTGGACTAATGGTGCAGTTACGGCTGATGACTGGTATATGCCGGCTAACGATAACAAACCTCAAGATCAAAATAGAAATGAAGCATTAAAATAAAAAAGTTTAACCGTTTTGCTTTTAATTAAGCAAAGCGTTTTTTTGTAACCAAACAGGGAGAAAACCATGGAAGAAAAGAAACGCGGAAGACCAGCAGGAAAGAAGTTGTCTGCGGATTTTTACAAAAAATCGGCACCGCAGCGTGAAGACCTGGCTTTGATTGCGCAAGGGAAAATTAAACTTGGTGCTGACATGGATACTCCGGTCAAGCCGGAGTATGACAGCAAAAAAGACAAGCCAGAGTATGACGGCAAAAAAGAGAAGCCGGCGTATGACGGCAACTTAGTCGGAATTGGCCCGAACATGACGGGTAGGGACAAGCCCGGGCATGACGAGGCCGGCGGAACGCCGGAATTGACAGCACAGCAGACGGAAGCTCTCAGCAAAGTCTGCCAGACGGATGAGCTGCTGGATATGATGCTCCGCTCTTTGGAACAATCCGGCGCAAATCCGCGGTGGCTGGATGAAGCCAAAATCAGCTTTTCCGTCGGAATGATGGAAGTATGCCGCGCTATCTTAAAACCGCAGGGAATCTGATGGACGACTGCTGGCAAAGATATGTGAAGCGGCTTATTGACCGCGAAAGAAATCGCCAAGCGGTCCGGGACTGGTTGAGCCGGTTCTGGATCTGGCGGCCTTATTCAAAATACAGCCTCAGCGAGCAGGAACTTCGCGACCGGGGCTTTGAAAATCTTAACGAAAGGAACAATCAATGAATGGCAAAAAAGCAAGAGCCTTGCGAGAAATGGCAAGAAGAATCACCGTCGGCGCGAAGGAAACCGCCTATTGTGCCCGGAAGAACAATCCGGAGACCATCTTATTGGCGCCGGATTGCACCCGCAGTTATTATCAGCGGATGAAAAAAGAGTATTACCGCCGGGATAAAAAAGCGCGGTAATGCCGAACCTTTTATTAACCTTAATGTGAAAGTGAAAAAAATGTGGAAACGCAAAAAGAATGATGAAGCCGAACAAATGACAATGGAACCGGTTCAGGAGTTGGACGCGGTGGAAGAGGAGAAAAAACGCAAAGAGCGCGAGCAAAAGCTCCGCGAGAATATCAGCCGCCTTTATGACAACGAAAAAGAGCGGGCTGATATTGAGGCCGATATTACTTCCGTCTATGCTGACATGAAAAAAGAAGATTTGAACAAAGCTCTGCTGCGTAAAATCTTTCAACTGTGCAGCTTTAAGGAAGGCATGCGGGATTTGGAAGTTAATTTTGTTTATGAAACCTATAATAAGTCAATCGATTTGAAATAAATGATTTGCAATGTAAAGCAATGTCTGAAAGCGACATTGCTTTACGTCATTGCGGCAGTCTAAAAAGGAAAGAAAGATGGCAACCGAACGGGAAGAAATTTTAACCCGGGAAATGAACGAAGCCTTAACCGTGATTTTGCTGGAGGTATATGCCGGCGTTATGAAAAAGTCTGACGCGCTGCTTCTGCTGCAGGCGATGCGGGCGACCATAGAACCGGCAATTAAGGCCATCGATGACACAATCGCAAAAGTTAAGAATTAAGAAAGGCAGAAAGATGGGATTATTGGATAAATTCAAAAACAAACCGTTTCCCGAATGGATGCGGAAGATGAAAGCGGAAGAACAAATTGAAGAGGAACGTCAGGCTGCGCTGGACAGCATGAGAAACGTTCCGCCACAGTATGATTGGTCGCAGGTCAGGCAGGCACCGGTATTGAACATCAGAAAGACGCTTCAGGAGATAAGCAGACAAATCGACCGCCGATGTTACAACCGCTTTATTCTGCGCACCAGCTTGCGGGAAACGACAGACCCGATTAGGGCCGAATTGCAAAACTTTATAAAAAATCCTCTTAAGCTCAAACTTTCTGCCGGATTGAAGCGCAAATTGCGCCGCGAAAAAGCGAAATACAAGCAAATCCGGGAATGGATGGATGATGTGGAAAGGGCCGTAAATGAGGCCGTATTCGGGGATTCCGGCGATGAGCGTTAAAATTTATGTAGATGACGCTTTGGCGCGTTTGCGACAACTGCCGGACAGTTCGGTCAACTGCGTAATTACGTCGCCGCCCTATTGGGGGCTGCGGGACTATGGCATTGCCGGGCAGCTCGGACTGGAGGCAACGCCGGAAAAGCATATTGCTGCGCTGATTAAGGTTTTCCGCGAAGTTAAAAGAGTTTTAAAGCCGGACGGCACGCTGTGGGTCAACTACGGTGACACCTATGCTTCAAGCGTTAACGGCCGACCGGCAGCGGAGGTTGTCAACGATAACCGTACATTCCGCGATAAGCCTTTCTCCACCGTTGTCGGCAGGTTGAAGCCAAAAGATTTGGTTGGGCTGCCGTGGCTCTTGGCTTTTGCTTTGCGGGACAGACTGGGTTTTTATCTGCGCAGTGACATTATCTGGCATAAACCGAACTGTATGCCGGAATCAGCCAAAGACCGCCCGGCCAAAGCGCATGAATATCTTTTTCTGTTCAGCAAATCGCCGCGTTATTATTATAATTATGCCGCGGTGCGGGAACCGGTGGCTGCAAATGACAACGGGATTGTGCGGCATCCGAACGCTTTAAGTTTTGCCCGGATTGTCAATGAGCCGGAGCGTCCGGGACATAGTGACAGCCAGCACCGCATAACGCGAGGCAAGGGTAACAGCCGGAGCTTTCGCGGCGGCGGCGCCTATGTGCATAGTCAGAATTTTCAAAATTCGGCGGCGATGGCGCGTAAAACAGCAGGAAATCAGGAAAATATAAGCGGTTTGCGCAATCGGCGGACAGTTTGGACAATTGCCAGCCGCGGTTTTTCCGAGGCGCATTTTGCGACTTTTCCGCCGGAGTTGGTGCGGCCGTGTCTGCTGGCCGGCTGTCCGGCGGACGGTGTGGTGTTGGATCCGTTCGGCGGTGCTGGAACGGTCAGCCTTGAAGCTGAGCGGCAGCAGAAAAACTCGATATTAATTGAGTTAAACCCGGCATACGCCGAAATTGCCCGCCGCCGGATTATAGCAGACGGCGGGATGTTCTGCCAAATTGACATTATTCGCCCCAAAGTACAAAAGACCGGATTGCGGTTGTTTTGGCGGTGGTTGCGGCGAAAATTATGGCTTTGAGGAATAACCCCGAACTGGAAAGAGGAACCTTTGGTATATATAAGAGACGCATACTTAACGCCGCGCTCAATCAGGAGAGCTTTGCAGGGACGCTTCCCCGCCGAAGTTATTCTTGAGGTTTTTTATGCCGTTGACGATTATGCCTATTACTGGGACGAACATCGCTCCGGCAAGGGGTTTGATTTCTCTTATCTGTCACCGCCGGCACAGTCGGCTTTTGCAATGGTTTTGGACGTTATTGAAGAATTTAACGCCGATTATTACCGCCGCAGCGATGCGCAGCGCAATAATGCACGGATAGGTGCAGACAAAAGGAGAGCGGAGAAAAGTAAAGCGAAACGTCAGACGACGTATTACGAAAACAATCGCGAAGAAATTAACCGAAAACGCCGTGAAGCTTATAAATTAAAGAAAGAGCGGGAAAATCGTCAGGCATTGGATCGTCAAACAAAAAATAATGATGATGTAAAGCGAAAAGTGTCAGACGAAGGCATCCAAAGCCAGAGCCGGTTTGACATTGCAGAAAATTCAGCCACGGCAGACAGGATAATTGGTTATTGTAATTCCTCACTACGTTCAGAATTACCGGAAAATTGGAAAGGGGGTGTGGGGGAAAACCAAGTTATACACAACACGGCTGTGGATATTGAAGATGCACAGTCCCCGACAGGCGGTCTGTCGGGCAGTAAGGCAGTCCAAACAGGGCGCACAGACCCTGTTTGCAGTAACGCAGTTGAAGGAAATGGGGCAGTTAAGGGACACCCCGCCGCCGTTGGCGGCTCC